CTAGGCCCTTATCGTTTTAATCCCCGTATAGATCCCTGTATCCGCCCGACCACGCCGCGACGTCGCCGCCTCGGCCATGAACTCGGGTGCGTGGTGACCGTAGACCTGCTGGACCGTCTGCGGGGACATACCGACGAAACCGCCGACCTGCCACACATCCAGCCCGTCGCGCAGAAGCCACGTCACGCAGGTGTGCCGCAGCGTGTGCGGATGCACCTCCGGCAGTCCGACCGCTGTAGCTGCTGCCGCGAATCCTTTCTTCACATCGCCGACCGGCTTGCCATCGCACTCGATGACGAACTGGCGCGTGATCCGCCGGGCAACACGGAGCCACGGCAGCAGCCTCGCCGCGATCGGCACGCGGGCCCGCCGCTTTTTCGTCTGCGCCCGGCCAACCGGGTTGAAGTCGATGAAGCCGCGGTCAAGGTCGACAAAGCCGCCCTCGGTGTTCGGCTGCCACTGGAGCTTCAGGATCGCCTCCTTCCGTGCTCCGTGATAAAGCCCCACCAGGATGAAGAGGGGCAGGTGCAGGTTGGTGTGCAGCTGGCCGTCAGCATCCTTCCACCGCCACCGGCGGCGCCACGCCTCGAGCAGTAGCTTCGCCGCCTGGGAGCGGGTCAGAAAGGGCTGCTCGTCCTTCGGCACTGGGGGCAGGACGACGATGCCGCCCTGGGTCAGGTAGCCTTCGGTGACGCACCAGTTCATCGCCGCGGCGAGCGTGCCCAGTTCCCGACGGATCGTTGCAGGGGCGCGGACGGCCTCGGCAGCGTAGCGGCGGCAGGCACCGGCAGTGATGCCGGAGACCGTGACGCCGTCCCACCACGGAACGAGGTTGCGGATCGCGTAACGGATCCGGCTGTCGTCGGCGGTGTGGGGGCCGTGGTGCTCGAGGTAGAGCCCCAGCATGTCGGTCACCGTCATCGCCTCTGGAGCGGCAGGACCTCGGCGCTGCTGCTCGGGTTCTGCGGCGCGCTGCACTTCCGCGATGAACTCCGCGAGGGCTTGCTGGGCGGCGTGCACATCGCCAGTACCCGTTGAGCGCTCGCGCTTAGCCCCGCCTTCGTACCAGCGGATGAAGTAGACGTAGCTGCGGAAGGTCCGCTTGGGGACCGCTCCATATCGGTTGTCCGGGCCGTAGAGGACAAGCTTCGGCCCGGTGCTGGCTTTTGCCATGGGTCACCTTGTGTCATGTACTGCTCCAGGTCGGTTCGGGCGACCATGAGCGTGCGGCCGAAACGGCGGGCGGGCAAGTCTCCGCGGTTGATCGCTGCACGAACTGTGGCGGGCTTTACGGCCGTTGGGTGGATGACCTTGGCGGCCTCTGCAATGGTCAGCAGGTCATCGGCCATGGATCACCTCACCAGCAGGGGCTGCACCAGCCCGTCGCGATAGACCAAATCGAGACTCATGAGCGCGGCTCCCACCGGATCAGCTGGCCGCTGAATTCCGTCAACGCTTCATGCTCGGCCGCCCAGAAGGCGCACAGGTCCGGCCAATCGCCGAAGCCGTCGAGGCGGGCGAACAGGTCGAGGCCCTTGGCGCCGGTGATGGCTGGCTCGCCGCCTATCTCGACCGCCGGCACGGGCCCGAGCAGCAGGCGGATCGGCAGCACGCTGGTGCAGTCCGCCCGGCCCAGCAGCTGGCATGAGCGAGTGCGCATGCCGGTGTAGAGCTGCAGTTCCTCCCCCAGCCGCGCGTGCCGCTTCCGGTCGGCACGGATGGTCTGGCGCTTCATGCCGACAACCAGCGGGCCCGGCTGGAGGCCCGCAATGATCGGAGGGGCGAAGCGCTTCTTGAAGCTGTAGGCGACCATGCTCTACCTCACATTCAACGCAATCGCTTCGGCCGGCATATTGCGGCGAAATGAAAGCGGATGACGCGCTAATGCCGAATTTCTATGATCCGCGAGTTCAACTCCGGGGAGCGCCTGATGACCTTTGGGAACTTCGTCCGCGGCCGCACTTACAACCGTCGCCGTGACCTTCACGAGCCCTACGGTGGTCAGCGCCAAAGCGGAATCATCATGCCATCGAAGTATCCGGTCATCTTTGCCATCACCGGCGAAAGTGGCCTTCAGCATGGCTATCACGATGGCTGGACCGAGGACGGCCAGGTGTTCCGCTACTTCGGTAAAGGTCAAATAGGCGACATGACCTTCACCGATGGCAATAAAGCGATCCGAGACCACGTCGCAGATGGCGAAGACCTGCTCCTCTTCCAAAAGCAAGATCGAACGGGGCTGTTGCGCTTCCTTGGTGAGTTCGTCTGCGAGAATACGACCAGAGAACCGGCGCCTGACCGCCTCGGGAACATGAGGAGCGCGATCGTCTTCCACCTGGTGCCTGTCGAGGCGATCGCCGAGGCCGAGGCGGCGGAACCCAATACGGATCAAACTGAGGGAGAGCTCGATCTGGCTGCTCTCCGACGCGCTGCCGTGGCCGCTGCGAATACCGGCGACGAGGAGCCGGCCGAGGGCGCCCGCCGGCGCATCTACCAGCGCAGCCAGGCGGTCCGTCGCTATGTCCTTGCCCGGGCTGCTGGGGTCTGCGAGTGCTGCGGAGAGGCAGCTCCGTTCCTTCGCCTGAATGGCCAGCCATACCTGGAGCCGCACCACATCCGCCGGGTGAGCGACGGTGGGCCCGACGATCCCCGGTATGTCGCGGGCATCTGTCCTACCTGCCATCGACGGATCCATCATGGTGTTGATGGTCAGGCGGTGAACAAGCGCCTCGGTGAGATCATCCGCCAGAAGGAGCCCGTGCAGAAGATCGGCAACCGAGGCGCCCGTCGCTTGGAGCGAGAGCTCGTATAGGGCAACTGGGCGCTCGATGCTGGGCATCATGATCATCGGTCAACGCTCCGTCGCCAGCTGGTCAAAGAACTCGTCGTGATCCAGCCCAGCCATCTCGGCGGCGAGCGCGTAGGCGGCGCCGTCCGGCAGGTCGAGGTCGTCCGCGATCTCCAGTGCCTCGCGGGCGCTGAGCCCCGCCTCCTTCCGGCCGATGGTTGCGCGCCGCTCCTGGCGGCGCTGGTAGCTGCGGCTGCGGCGGGCCATTACGCGGCCTCCTTCCGGCTCTTCTCGGCCATCACCTCGCCCAGCGGTCTGGCGATGCCGCCGTCGATCCAGTAAGCCCGGCCCATGCCGCGCGCCTCCAGGTCCGGCACGACGTCGGGCGCGGAGAAGGTCATGCCGATCAGCGCGTCCATGCCGGCGCCGCGCAGCATCTTCAGCAGCCCGCCGCGGCCTTTCTGGTCGAGCACGTCGGCGCCATCCAGGATCACCAACTCACAACCCTGCACCTGGGCGAGGGCGACCTGCAGGGTGGCGTAGACCCGGAACTGGTCGGAGGAGAGCTGCGGCCCCAGCCCGGCCAGCTGCTCGTAGGGACGGCCGCCATATGTGACCCCCATGTCCGGCTCGATGCGAACATCTCCCCAACCGGCTGCCTCGCACAGGCTGCGCAACGGCCCGCCGTTGAAGGTGTCCAGCACCTTCACCAGCTTCGCCTGCCGCAGACCGCCCGGCGCCATGATCGCCTGCATGGCGAGGTTCACCGCCAGCAGGTTGGCGACCCGGTCGGCATCCTCCTTGGCCTTCAGCGCGCGGTGGCGGGCCTCGGCGGTGGAGACGCGGGCGCGCAGGGTCTCGACGTCGTCTCCCGGCTGGCCGCCGGACGCCTTCTTCCGCAGTTCGGTCAGCTGCCGCTCCGCCTGCTGCGCCGCCTGATAGGCGCGCTGCGCCTCGGTCGCGGTCCGCTCGGCACCGTCCCGCTCGCCCTTCAGCCGGGACAGCTTGCCGTCGGCCGCGGCGATGGCGTCCCGCCGCTTCTTCAGTTCGTCGTCGCCGATCTGTTCGGCCTGCACCAGCTTCTGGTCGGCACCCATGTTGTGGGACAGCTGGAGGGCGGCGTTGCAGCAGGGGCAGGTGAGGCCTTTCGCCTGGGCGGCCGGCGGCAGGGCGTCCCGTTCCCGCTGGGCGGTGCCGTAGGCGGTGGTCGCCCTGGTCGCGACCATCTGCGCCTCGATGGAGCGCTCCTTCAACTCGTCGATCTCGGCACAGGCGGCGGTCAGCCGGTCCAGTTCCGCCTGCCCGACGGCCGCCGCGGCAATGGCGCGCTCCAGCTCCTGCTGCACCTCGCCCATCTCGGCCTGCAGGTCGTCCAGAGACGCGCCATCGAGATCGTCGGTCCAGCCCTCCGGCCGCCACGTCCGCGCCTTCTCGGTGCCGAACCGTTGACCGGTGACCAGTTCCCACTGCCCCTTCAGCTTGGCGCCCTTGTCGGCGACCTCCGCCGCCTTGGCGTCCCAGCCCTTGCCTTCGATGTCGCTCCAGACCTGGGCGGCGATGGCCTCGCTGATCGAGGCGTCGGTGCAGGCGGCGACGAAGTCGGCGCGGTCGGGCGCCGTCTTCAGCAGTTCGGCCAGCAGCTTCGCCCGGTCCTTGGCGGACAGGTCGAGCAGGCTGGTCAGGCCGGCAGCGATGGGCGTCACCGTCGGCGGCTGGCCGGCGGTGGAGGCCTCGCACTTCGGCCAGGCGGCGCCAGCGGTCCAGTCGGTGCCCTGAACCGCGGCGGTTGCGGTGCCGGCGCCGGCCCGCACCAGCGCCTTGGCATCCTTCTTGGCCAAGCCGAACTGCAGCTGGCCAGTCAGCGCGGCGGCGGTCGCCTTCAGTACGCTCGACTTGCCCTGGGCATTCTTGCCGGTGACCAGCACCAGCCCGCCGGCGAGGAGGTCGGCGCGCTCGACCACCTGGAAATCACGGATCCTGACCTGCATGGGGAAATCCTCCGGTGGATGGGCGATCAGGTGGCGGCGAACAGGTCGTCGTCGTCTTCAGCGGCCGCGCTGGACGCGGCACGGGAATCGGGTTCCTCGTCATGCACCTCGCCGGTCTCCGGATCGTGCGGGGTGGGGGCGGGAGCCGGTTTCGGCTCGGGCTTGGGCTCCGCCTTCGGCTTGGCAGCAGCAGGCTTCGGCTCGGCCTTGCCCTTGGGCGCGGCGGGCGGCGGCGGGGGAGGAGCCTCGTCGCCCTCGGCGGCCAGCAGCCCAAGCCCCTTGCAGGCGTTGACGAACCCAGGCACACCGCTCTCGCGGGCGATCTCGGACAGGCCACTGATCTGGTTCCAGTCGAGGGCGGCGATGGCGTCGCGAGTGACCGGCAAGCCGTTTCGGGCAGCGAAGGTCATGATGCCGTTGCGCTTCGCATCGATAGCGCCCTCGGTCATGTCCTTGTTGCCGCCGAGCCGCAGGCACTCCTCCTTGAACTTCGCCTGCACGTCCTGCGGCACCAGCGCCAGCACGGCATTCCGGTAGGCTTTGGACTGGGCGATGATGTCGTAGTGGGGGCGCTGGTAGGTCGTGCCGTTCTGGCGCTTTTCCGTTCGGGATTCGGTCTTCTCCGCCTGGAAGCTGTTGCCGGTCTTGATGCAGGAGATCTCGACGATGGCGGTGAAGTAGTCGTCCTCTTCGCGCAACTCCGGCAGAACGGACGTCGTCACCTGCATCGGCCGGTCGCCGTCCGGGTAGGACCGGAAGATGTGGAGCGCCCCGCGTTTCTCGACGCTGGCGATCAGCTTGTGCTTCAGGCCGCCATACTGGCGGGCGAGGTGCTTGGCGCCGACGACCGAGATGCCGGCGGTGGTCTTGCCGCTGATCTGGAAGCTGTAGACGAAGGCACCGGACATCGTGCCGTGCAGGATCTCGTCCGACACCAGCTTGTCGTCGGCGCTGTCCATCACATGGATCAGGTCGATGTCGATCCCGCCCCGCTGAACGGTGGCGGCGACGACGTCATCCAGGATGCTCTTGCCAGGCGCACGGGCGGCGGCGAGCTGCGGGCGGCTCATGCTGGCGCCCAGGGCTGCGGTGGACATGGTGGTGGTCACTCCTCGATAGCAGCGTGTTCACGGCAGAAGGCGGTCCCATGGGCAGGGCACCATTTCGCCGAGCAGAGTTTGGAAGAGGGGTTGGCGACGAACGCCCACGGGTCGCCCGGCAGCAGGTGCCGCTCCGGATCGCCGTGGCGGAAGGTGGTCAGGTCGCCCTCGATGTGGCGCAGCACGTTGACCGCGGCGGTCTCGGCGGTGGCGACGTCGTAGCGGTGGACCGCGGCGTCGGGCTGGGGCTTCTTCAGCGGCACGCGCTGAATCCAGTCGACGCACGCCTCCGTCACCTCGATCCCATTGGAGCGGGCGAGCAGGCTGTAGGAGCCGATCTGCGGCGCGTGGCAGCCCATCGTCTTGCCGCCCTTCAGGTCGCGGATGCGGCCGGGCTCACGCGCGATGACGTCGGACTGGCCGGACAGGATGATGTCGGGCGTGACCTGCGCCTCCAGCCGCTCCTCCACGATCAGGGGCTGAACGTCGGGAGCGATCTGGTGCCGGTAGACCAGCACCATGCGCTTGGCCTGCTGCTCGGCCTCGTTCAGCGCCGGGGTCTCGCGGTCGTAGGTGATGCCCGGCTCGGCGGCGCGGCGCAGTTCCTCGATGGCGGCGTCGGTGGCCACGTCTACCGGCGGCAGGCTGCCGGTGGCGGCCTTCTCCTTCAGGATCAGCGCCGCGGCGGCATGCACCCCGGTGCCGACGGCGGCGCCGATGTTGGAGGGCAGATCGCGCAGGTCGAAGCCGGCGGCCTCGATCTCGCCGACGAACAGCTTGGCCGCGGCGCGGCGCGGGCAATCGGGATAGCCGGAGAGGGAGGAGGAACGGACGACGGTGGGCGCGCGGGAGGGGGCGTTCATGAAGGCGTCTCCTGGGTCCAGCGCGTCTCATGCGCGCCGACGATGACGTCGAGTTCGGCTTGTTCGGCCGGGGTGAGGCGGGCCAGCACGCCGACCATCAGCTCGGCGAGGCGGTTGTGCTGGGCGGCGGAATCGGAGGAGATGCCGGTGATCAGCAGCACGCGGCCGTGCAGGTGGATCAGCGTGCCGTAAGCGGTCTCGTCTGACGGGGTGATGGTGTAGGGGCCGGCCATGTCAGGCGGCCTCCTCGACCGGCGCCGGCTCCGGAAGAGCGATGCGGTGACGCAGCAGCACGGCGCGAATGGCGGGCGTGAGTTCGTGGCCGCCGGCGGAGACATCGCTATCCAGCAGCGGATCCAGATCAGTGATTGCGCGCAGGGCCGACTCCACGTCGGGCGCCACGCCGACCAAAGCTCCGGTCGGCAGGTGGTCGATGACGATGCGGCGCTGCGCCCGGTCCTGGCGGATGCCACAGCTCTGCCAGACCCAACCGCGGACCCGGCGGGAGGCTTCAGTGGTGGTGATCTCGTAGGGCAGGACGGTCAGTTCGTCGCGACCGGTGACCTTGGTGTTGAGGGCGGTTGCCATTGGCTTTACTCCGCAGCGGCCGGCACGCGCCGGCGAGTTTCGAAATCGAGAAGCTCGGAAGCGGCGGCCTGCCAGGAGGCAAAGGCCTGCGTCAGCGTCTGCAGCTGGTAGGGCAGGAGGCTCCCGTCGCGGAGCCGCAGCAGGGCGGCGTCGAGCGCCTGCTCGTAGAGCTTGGCCGCCACGTCACGCCGCACTTGGAGATCCAGCAGCCGCAGCGCCTCTGCGCCGTGCTCCAGGGCATAGACCGCGCGGCGGAATTGCCGGTCGGGCAGGCCGCGGGCGTGCAGGTCGTCCAGCTGGGCGGTGGTGACGTAGCGGGGCACCGGTTAGCCTCCGAGCATCATGGTGCCCAGCACCATCAATGTGAGCAGGAGGGCGAAGCACTCGACGACGAAGCGGCCAGCCTTGCGCATGGCGATGACGGCCGAGGGGGTGATGTTGGGGCGCATTCGGAATGCTCCGCTCATGCGGTGGAATGAGGTGAGGGAGCCGGCCATCAATCTCAGGCGCCGACGCCGGCTAGCTGGTTCGCCCTGGCGCCACCTATGGCGGCTTGGGGCGGCTGTATGCCGCGGCATCCCTCTACTGCCTCGACCCCGCACCAGCCTTCACAGCCGGGAACGGGGTTGGTTGGGGAGGGGGAGGAATTCACCCCGCCGTCAGGTCCAGGCGCTTCCCGTGCCAGCGGTTGGCAGACTTCCGCCAGAAGCTCGCCTCGCGCTCGTTGCCGGTCTCGGCCGCCTCGTCGGCGGACCGCTCGGCGAAGCCCAGCGCGTTGTTCACGCCGCGCAGGCCGTCGGCGGTCAGGGTGTCGGTGACGATCAGGCGGGGAGGCATTTGCGGGCTCCAGCAGACGAGTGTGGCGCAGAAGCTACGCGAAAAACGTAAAAACCGTCAAGCGCAAATTTACGTGATAAACGTAAATGCCTTACTGCAAGTGCCCTGCCATAATCGGGTTGCGCTGAACGACGAGCGTTCGCGCCGCGGTGAGGATTGAGATGTCGGTGCTTTTAAGGGTTGTCGCGGTTCTCGAACTGCTGGGCGGACTCATTTGGGCTGGCGGGTTCCTGCTCGCCGGCCGGGACTGTGGTCAGTTCATTTCTCACGCACCCACCTACCGTGCATGCATAGAGTCCGCCGGGCCGCAGGCCGGCGCATGGCTTTCTGCAATCGCCATCGTGCTGTGCGCGACCTTCGTCGCATTGGTGTTCTTTGCCTTAGCCACCGTGCTCGATCGAACGGAGCAGAACCGTCAGATGCTTCAAGCGATCCAAGCACGCTTGGGAGAACCAGGGGCGGCAATCGCAGAATAAACGCAGACAACCTCCCCGCCCGCGTGGCATCCGCTGCGGTGGGGGAGTTAAGGGAGAACACCAATACACATGAAGTTGTCGATGACGCAGCAATGCTTCAGCACAAGCCGTGCCTAGAAAAAAACAGCATACTTAGGAAAATCTGGAGGAAATCTATGGCGCGTCTGGTTGCCAGCGGAGCTACATCGATAAGTACTGACAGCATCAGCCTGTCGAGCTTACTGTATGGAACAATAACGGTCGCCAATAGTGGGTTCATTTCCGTGAACTACGGAGGTGGAGCGGCAACCGAGTTCTACGGAAGCTTTAGCTATGACGCCAGTGGTCGGAACATCACGGGCGGAACGTTGGGCGCAGTCCGCGAACTCGCGAACGGCTCCTTGCTCTACACCCTCGACGGGATGAGCGTATCCGCACCCGTGTTCGTTGGATGGGTTAACAACGGTCAGACCGCCACCGCCCGCGCCACGATCCTCGCTGGTTCGGATACGATCTATGGGTCCGATTATGGCGACACGTTGCGGGCTTATGCAGGTGACGACACCATTTATGGAGCAGGAGGAAACGATCTCCTCGATGGTGGGACTGGCGTAAATCTCATAGACGGCGGCGCAGACACAGACACTGTTGCGCGCAGTGCGTCTCGCTCGTCGAGTGCGGTTGTCAGTTATGCTGGTCACATCTATGTCGGAGATGCTGGCGGCTACGACAAACTTGCCAATGTCGAGTACATCAGATTTACGGATCAAACCGTTTCGGTTTCTACCGCACCAGCTTTTGACCCTCTATCGTATCTGGCGGCGAATACCGATGTCGCCTCTGCGGTGGGCGTCAACCCAGGGGCAGCGCTGAATCACTACCTGACCGCTGGTGGGCGTGAGCGGAGATCGACGGCGTTCAACGTCGACGGCTACCTGGCCTCGAATCCCGATCTCGCTACTGTCTTCGGGGCGAACACTGCAGCGGCCACCCAGCACTACATCACGGCAGGGCGACTGGAAGGGCGCAACACGTCCTTCAACGTGATGAGCTACATCGCCGCGAACCCAGACCTGATCGGGGCGTTCGGCGCCAACACCACCGCGGCCGCTCTCCATTACGCAACCGCCGGGCGCCTAGAGGGGCGGCCGTCCACCTTCAACACGGCGGCCTATCTGTCGCGCAATCCGGATGTGCAGCGCGCCCTCGGCACCAGCGAGTTGGCTGCCGCTACGCACTACGTCACCAACGGCTACCGGGAAGGCCGGTCGGCGACGCCGCTGGCCTCAACAAGCACTCGCTCCGCGATGGGGCTAGAGTCTACCCAGCAGAGCACAACGCTCGCTGCCGGTTGGTAACTCGACGCTCGGTGAAGCTGGAGGATGCAATGGCGGCGCGTCTAGGGTTCGTCCTCCATCTTGCCGGCTGCGGCTCGTCGCTGTTGCTGCTGATCACCGGGCTTGTGGCCGCCCTGGACATGTCTGTAGCCGATGCTGCTCCTGCCGCGTGGGCGCTTGCCGCAGCTGCTGGGGCGACGTGGCTGGTGGGGTGGGCGGCGCTCTATGTGCTGGCCGGCCGGTAGGAGCTTTCATGATCAACAACCTGCGCATCGCCTACTCAGCGGTCTTTGTCGTCGCGACCTTCCTGCTGATCGCCGGCGCCGCGTCAGCGCGCGATGCCCGTCCTTCCGACGACGAGGTGCGTCAGCGGATCATCGCGGAGTCGATCGCGTCGTATCCGGGCAACTGCGCCTGTCCCTACAGCACGATGCGGAACGGGCACCGTTGCGGCGGTCGGAGCGCCTACAGCAAGCCGGGCGGACGGGCGCCGATCTGCTATGCCTACGATGTGACAGAGGCGATGGTCGTGCGGTGGAGGCGGGCACATGGGGAGCGTTGAATATTGACCTACTCCATGTGCCAGTATCCGACTTAATCCAGCATCATACAGGAAGCCACACCATGTCAGCTGTCTATGCCTCTACCTCACCAGTCTGGTTTTCACATCTTGCATCTCTAACGAATACTCCAGGGCGCGTCGCGTTTTGGCGTCCAACATATAATGTTCCGAAGTCCATTGCGGTTGGTGATCCTTGGTTTTTCAAGGAATGGGGTGGACACATTGTCCTCGGTTATGGACGATACGTGGAAGATGAAAGAACCACGCCTTCAAAGCTATGGGATAAGTTCGGTCCCGCCTCTGGGGCTCCGACTCGCGAGGCCCTTGTGGCCGCCATCAGCGCGGCCAAGAATGGCGGCGCAACGCCAGATACAGAAATCGGAAACGTTTCTCTGTCAGATTTCACGGTTTTTCGGCCTGGCCTCTCACTTGCTGAGTTGGATTTGCCAAACCTGTCTGTGCCTTGGCGTTATGTTCCCGCGGGCAGCCGCTTACTGACCTACGCTGAAAGGCTCTCGCCTGCCCCTGAAGGCCTTCCTGCTGGCCTGCCCTACACCGCGCCGGCGCCAGCCAGTCGACGAGAACTGCGAGGGGAAACTTTTGCCCGCAACACTGGACACGTGGCCGAAATCAGGAGCCTGTATGGTGGCCGGTGCCAAGTCACTGGGGACGCAGTTTTGCATGGGGTCGCTGGCGATCTTACTCAAGTTCATCACATCGATTTCCTATGCAATGGCGGTGTCGATCACCCCTCCAACATGATCGCGCTTTCCCCAAATTGGCATGCGATCGCCCATGCTCCGGGTACAACCTTCGACTGGCAGACTCTAGAGTTCGTCGTGGGTGAGCAGCGGTTCGGCCTCGCGCTAAATCAGCATTTAAAGCCACGCTGAACATGTGCGGTCTAACAGTCGTTGGGATCAAGCGCGAGTGCGTGCCGCAGGAGGCCGCGGGCGCGATTGTTGACGTGCTGGCGAGGGTGATGAAGAGGCTGGGGTGAGGTTAAAACAAATGATGAAAATAAAAAGTAAAAAAGCATAGGAGGTAGCGTGGCTGAGCGTTTGAAGCACACCTTCGGTGGTCCGTGGACGGAAGAGAAGCTTAATTGTTTGGAGGAATATCTCAAGTCTTATTTAAGCGTAATGAAAAATCAGAGTTTCAGACTAGTATATATCGATGCATTTTCGGGAACTGGGCAGAGGTATTCAAGGGAGGCGGAAAAAGACAGATCTGATCTTCTTCGCCAGGAGATGTTTGACCTCGCGACCGAGCATGCGGGCTTTTTTGAAGGCTCAGTTCTGAGAGCGTTGAAGCTCAGCCCTGGCTTTGAAAACTTCGCTTTGATTGAGAAAAGTAGTGCTAAGGCGTCGCAACTTCGCGAATTGAAAGCGGAATACGAAGGTGGCGGGCGTACAATTAATGTGCTTGAGGGGGATGCAAACGAGCAGATCATGCGCATCTGCTCTCAAGGGGATTGGACTGGGAGAAAGACTAATCGCGCCTCTCGAGCTGTGCTCTTTCTCGATCCTTTTGGTTGCCAAGTTGATTGGACCACATTGCAGGCCATTGCGCACACGCGCGCGATCGATGTCTGGTATTTGTTCCCATCTGGCCTGGGGGTGTATCGCATGCTGACCAGCCGCCAAGACAAGATGGCGCAGAGCTGGGCTGAGCGTCTGGACTTGTGCCTTGGCACAGGAGAGTGGCGAAATGAATTCTTTAGAGAGGAATCTACGCAAGATTTATTTGGAGAGACAACGATAAGCAGAAATAAAGTGGCGACAATCGACACGGTCGAGAGATTTTTTATTAGACGTTTATCTTTGTTGTTCCCGCATGTATCAAACGCTTGCCTTCCTTTGAAGAATAGTAGAGGATTCAAAATGTTTTCGCTGTGCTTCGCTGCGGCGAACCCAGGCAGAGGCGGGCAGATTGCGGTAGGCATTGCCTCCCATCTCTTAGGGAAAGGGAGGCGAGGGAGAAAGTAGGGCACTATGGCCGAGAGCAGCATTGAGTGGACTGACGCAACTTGGAATCCGATTGCGGGCTGCACCGTCATCTCCCCGGGCTGTACCAACTGCTATGCTATGCGCATGGCGGCCCGATTGGAGAAAATGGGGCAGGAGAAGTACGTCGGCACGACGCGCCGCTCCGGTCGCAGAGATATCTGGACCGGCAAGATTGCTGTTGATGAGAAAACGATCTTGGCACCGCTGGATTGGCGATCGCCACGGCGCGTCTTCGTCAACAGTATGTCTGACCTGTTCCACGAGGCGGTGCCGGAAGAGGCGATCCGGCGCATCTGGCATACGATGGCTCGCACGCGGCGTCACACCTATCAGATCCTGACCAAGCGGCCGGAGCGGATGGCCGAGCTTTCCAAGTCGTTGCCGCTTCTACCGAACGTCTGGCTCGGCACCAGTGTAGAAAGCGCCGATTATGAATTCCGACTGAATCATCTGCGCGAGACGGCCGCCGTCGTGCGCTTCGTCTCGTTCGAGCCGCTGATTGGAGCGATTCCAAACCCGAACCTTAAGGGCGTTCACTGGGCTATCGTTGGTGGCGAGTCCGGTCCGGCGGCTCGACCGATGGAGCAGCTATGGGTCGATGATCTGCTGGAAGCCTGTCAGGAACAGGGCGTCGCCTTCTTCTTCAAGCAGTGGGGTGGGACCAACAAGAAGGCAGCGGGTCGCGTTCTCCGCGGCAGAACCTGGGATGAATATCCCGGTGCGAGACCGTCAGTATGAAGTTATGCTTTGCATGAACTTTATACCCGCCGGGTATGAACCGGCGGGCCTCCATAAATAGGCGAATTCGAGTAAATATTCTGACGCTGATAATAATTAATCCTTCGGTATTGCTGGTTGTCTTGGAAAATATTTAGTTGGTGACGGCAATTCACAATTTGAATTTTGGATGTTCAATTCTTTTTTGAAGAAACAAATCTTGTGCATTCGAAATATTTCTGGATTGCATCGCCGAATCCAGACAGGCCGACCTGATATGTGTCGCTGCCACTGCCTTTTAGATTTATCACGATCTTCTTAGAAGAAAAAAACTTGCTGAAAAAATCCTCAAGCTTCACGAAATCCATAATATACAGACTTGGAGGATTTCCAAACTGTTTCATGTCTTTCAAATCTATTCCGTTTGCGGTCCCGGAGTAGACCAACTTTCCACCAACTTCGATAGTAACACTTCTGTCGCGGACATTTTGAAGATTATGACCAGATAAAGATATTCTCACCCCGTCGTCTGACGGAATGACTGAAACTTTCTCTCCGCTCTTCGTAAAAGCGTGAATGTCACATAGAGACATATTTCTGTTGGCGAATTTATTAACCTCTTCGGCGGCAATCTTAGCTACTACCTCCCACTGACCACCGGAAAAATACATGAACTCTTGCTGGGCTCCAGCAGCAAATACCATTTCTCGAGCTTCCATAAAAGAGAAGCAAAAGAAAGCAATGCCAAACAGCGCGTATTTCGACTGATACTTCCGCAACATACTGCCCCTTGGAAGGAATATTTTGATATAGCTGGCGAGGGTACCTCAGAATCAAAGCGCGATAGCCATATAATGTCTCATGACAGATAACCGCTAGATGCGTCACGCTATTCAGCATATTTCAATACTTTGATAAATTCTCTAAGGTTGGAGGGCAGCATTTACATGTTCCCTAATGGGGCTTGTCCGCCACCGAGCCGGCGGGCTTTCTTGTGCCCACCCTAGCCGAACGGGTTCTCCACCTCGTCCGCAGGCTTCGGCGGTGCGATCCGATCCGGCAGGCTCTTGTCCGCCTCCAGCGCCGCGACGGCCGCGTCGACCAGTGCCTTCAGCTTCCGGGCCGCCACCAGCCCAGCTTTGTCCCGCGTGATGTCCAGGTTGCCGTAGACCGCGATCTTGTCGGTCCCGTTCTCGACGGTCAGGCCGCCGATCCCGATGCTGTCGGCGTCATTGGCGAAGGGCTTGATGGTCGTCATGGTGATCCTCGTCAGCGCAGGAGTTGCCGCAGATAGTCCAACACGCCCTTCTCCGGAATCGGCTCGGCCTGGGCGGCAGTCTTGCCCTTTCCGCGTGGCTTCGGCTGCGGCAGGTCGAGCATCGCCGCCTTCGTTGCCGCTGGCAATCCGGGGAAGGGGTCGATACCGGCGACCTGCGTCAGCTCGGCGATCGACACCCGCTCGTAACCGGCATCCTCCTGGTTCGCAGCGAGGTAGGCCGCGGCCTTCTTCTGGCGAGGATCGTACACCGCCTTGAAGACGTGGCTCGGGACCAGCACGCGCCCACCGATCCGCTTCAGGTTCTGGCCTTGGAAGATTGCCCCTGTGACGACATAGACCTCGCCTTGCCGGCGAGTCAGATCTCGCGTCGCGGATTCGATCCCTTCCCAGATGCCCCTGTTCAGTGCGCCGGCCTGCGGCACCATGTTGGCGAGGCTGAAGCTCTCGTTCTGCGACCGTGCGTCTGGCATGTCACCACTCGGCGCCATGTGCCCGCGGTCATAACCTGAGCGTTTGTAGTCGGCCAATTCGGCACGCTCATCCGGCGGCAGGCGGCTCTCGGCGTGGAAGGTGTTCTTGCGATCCAGACCCTGCTGGCGCTCCAGCCGCTCGCGCGTCAGGTGCTCGGCCGCCCATAGGCCGGTCCGCGTCACGCCGGAATGGAGGAGGCCGTAGCCGCTGTTGCACAGCTCCCGCGTTTTAGCCGCCAGTTTCGTATTGACGAGATCGGGCGCTTGCCCAGACGCGAAGTGTTCGGGGCATGCTGTTTCAGCGGCGAGTGCGGTGACTGGTGCAAGGGCGAGCGCCAGGATGGCGACGGCAAGCTTCATCGGGTTCTCCTGTCCGCATTCCAGCGTCACGGCCGCGGATCTGCAAGATCGCACGAGGCCGGCAGACCGCCAAGAGAGGACGGGAGCATTCCGATGGCCGCGCGTTCGGTAATAGTTTGACTTTTCAGAAAAATGCGAACTGCACCGTTAGGATGCAACTCGACGGCTTGCGGGAATGTTTCCTATATGTTCTCTTTTTGGAGCGGGTGCTTTACGTAGGGTAATCGTGAGGAGGAGAGAAGGTGTCTTGGTGCGAGGAGCCAGTGTTCCAAGGCGAATTGTTGTTGCGGATGGCGGAGCTTCTGAGTTGTGCCCGCGAACGCTCAATGCGCCCTTCGGCTGTCCAAGAGCCTGAGGAGGGACTTAGCGCCGTCGACAGTTATAGGTTCCGTTTGTCTCCCCGCCGCTATTTCGGTTCCGTACCAACGGCAAAATGAAACGACCATCTCCGCCTCTTCGTCCGGGGTGAACGTGAGGCGCTCGTCATTGCGATATTCTGCGAGAGCCTTCACTACAACGCCCAAGCGATCCAATGGGACAGCTGCCTCCTGGCTGGACTGGGCAATCTCAGTGACGTCCGAAAGCCCAGTTAGGGCGATCAGTTCACCCTTCGGGATCCCATTCTCGGCGAACAACGGGACGAGCTTTCGCACCAGTTCCAGAGGCAGAAACTCATCCTTGAAGAGGTCAGGATTTTCGTACCGCTGATAGCTTGATGGCCCCTTGAAGCCGAGCGCCTTTGCGCAGGCATTCATGGATAGTCCGGCGCGCGTCCTGAGGTTACGCAGCTTCTCTGTAACGTGCATCGGCAAGGGCTCCTTACGCGATACACGTTGCCCATATTCAATTACGCTTTCCACGTTGACGAAATTACGTGAAAAGCGTAAATCTGCTGTATGACCCAGGCCGAACATATCATCTCGAAATTCGGTGGCGTGAGCGCTCTCTCTCGGAAGCTCGGTCACAGACACCCCACCACTGTGGACGGTTGGCGCCGCCGGGGATGGATACCGGCTGACCAGCAACCCCGTGTGCTTGAAGCGGGGCAAGACCTCGAACCTCCGATCACGCCAAGCGACTTCTTCTTCGCGGTGTCGGCACAGCGCACCAGCGAGGCCGCCTGATGCCCATGCACCAGTGCGCCGTCTGTCACCTGACCGATGAAACCCGCACCGTGACCGGCCCGCGCGCACCGCTGCCCTGCGCCTGCAACGCTGGGCTGGTACAGCCGGTCCGCGTGTCCGCCCCGGCCACCCGCCGCGGCGCCAATGCCTTCGCAGCCCTGGCGGAGACGCAGGACGCCTACACGGTCCGCGTTCCCCTCCCGGTCCCCGCCAGAAGCTGACCCCCAAACGCACGAAAGCCGGCCCCGCTTCCCAACGTCGGCCGGCTTTCGAACTGAGGAGAACCGCAAGTGTTGAGCCCCGATTCCTGCTCCCAGAACTACACCGGCGGCGGTGCCGTCGTCCAGTTCACGAAGGGCGAGCGTCCCTTCTCCATTCGGCAGAACGCGGACACCCCTGCCACCACTTCCGTTCAAGGCGGCGGTCTCGCAGTCTACGAGCGTGACTACTTGGCCGGCCTGCTGGCGTCCCTGCCGGTCCGCTCGCTCGCTGACATGATCAGCGTGCGCGATGGTGTCGCCACGATCCGCGCCGCCGTACCCCTGCACCTGCTGTCGCTGGAGGATGCCTGCACCCTTCAAGGGCTTGCCGCCGGCGGGAGCATGCCCGTGCCGTCCAATGTCGCGCCGATCCCCCAACGCCGCGCGAAGCCGGAGGTTGCTGCCCAGCCACTGCCCACGCTGACCGACCGGCAGCGGGAAATTCTGCAGCTGCTCTGCGCCGGCAAGTCCAATCGGGAGATCAGCACCGCGTTCAACCTCACCGAAGGAACGGTGAAGGTGCACGTCTCCGCGATCCTCAAGGCGCTGGGCGCGCTGAACCGTACCCACGCCGTGATGATCGCCCGGCGCGTGCTGGCCGTCGGGGAGGTCTGAGCCATGTTGGGGCGTGATCTTCATAGCGAACAAAATGGCCATGATACGCGCGTCGGTGGAGCCAAAAAGGTGTGGCGCCGCCTGACAATCGCCGGACGGAAAATAGCCGGTGCGCGCCGCGACGCCGCGCAGAAGCTGGCCCGCGAACTGCGGGACTACTTCAAGGCCAAGCACGGACGGAAAACGTCCGCTTGCATCGCCGACGACTATGCCGTCACCGACCGTCAGGCCCGCCGCTGGCTCGCCAAGGGTCCGACCTTCGACGGCTTCGCCCTGATGCTGGAGCGCGAGCGCGACCGCCTCCTGCACTGGCTGGCCGTCGCCTATTCCGAACGCCGCCGCCGCTTCCGCTGGCGCCGCAATTCCTCCGTATCCCCCACCCCGTAAGGAGCCATCATGGCAAGAGGTCGTCGTTCCTCCGGAAGCAAGCCCAGCAAAGCGGAACAGCTCCGCGAACGCGCGAGGGGCCTGCAGCCCAACCAGTTCTTCGATTTTCTGGACGAGGTCTCGACCAAGCGTCAGGACCTCGCCGACGCCAACACCGAGCATGCGTCCGCCTGGAAGAAGGCCGACGCGCTGGGCATCCATCCCCGCGCCGCCAAGCAGATCGCCCGCCTCGACAAGATGGACGCGGTGAAGCGGGCGGACGAGCTGCGCAGCTTCGATCAGATGCGCCTCTGGATGGCGGAGCGCTGGGGCGGTCAGCCGGACATCTTCGAGCAGCCGGCCACGCCGCTGGAGGAGGCCATCGAGCGTACGGGCAGCAGCGACGAGCCGCAGGCGCTGGGCGACGTCGTCCGTCAGCTGGTGGAGGGCGCCGACGAGGATGCCGGGCCGAAGCCGCTTTACGACGTCGCGTCCCCGCCGGACCTGCCCGGTCAACAGAACGAAGCCGCCGGTGCTCCGGAAGCCGACTGGGGCGAGGACGGCGACGCCGACGCCAGCCCCGAACTGGATAACGCTGGCTACACCTTCGCCAACGGCCGCACCGCTGGCCGGCAAGGGCACGGGCCAGAGATGAACCCGCACCTGGAGACCTCGCCCTCCCATGCCATCTGGGAGCGTGGCCGCGTTCAGGGCACCAAGGACGGCGACGGCGACGACGACCTGCTGGAGGCGGTCAGCGACGATCCGCCCGAAGAGGAGGCCAAGCCGCGCAGCCGGCGCCGTTCCCGTGGCACCGACGCGGCCACGGCCGCGGCCGTGCACTGAGGGCGGGCGGATGGCCGGCGGCGTCCTCGCCCTCGACCTCGCCACCCACACAGGGTGGGCATTGGGGCGGCTGCCACGGCAGCCGCTTCTCCCGATGGAGGCGCGGTTCCAGAAGCCGCCCAAGCCGCTGTCCGGCTGGGTTCGTTTCGGCCATCCCGGCTGCTCGGTCGGCGAGTTTGCCGATGCGGCCGAGGCCTGGGGCCGCGCCTTCCTCACCGAACACCAACCGTCGGGCCTGATCTATGAAAAGCCGATCCTGCCCGCCGACACCAATCCCGAGACGATGCTGAAGCTGAACGGCTTGGCGACGATCATGCTGATGCTGGCGCACCGCTTCAGCATCCGCTGGGTCCGTACCGCTCAGCCCTCCACCGTCAAGAAATCATTCTGCGGCCGTGGTGGCCCCGGCAAAGAGGGAGTGCAGGCCGAGTGCATGGCGCGCGGGTGGCAGTTCGCCACCGACGACGAAGCCGACGCTCTGGCCCTTCTCGACTACGCCGGTCACCTCGCCGCCAAGGAAAGGGCAGGCCGATGAGCGCCATCGTTTCCGGGCAGCATTCCCTCTTTGCCGACACAGGCCCCAAGCGGCCCACCCTGCGCCCCTATCAGGAGCGCGGCGTCGCCGAAATCCTTGCCTGCCTCCAGCGCCGCAAGGATCCGCTCTATGCGCTGCCGACGGCCGGCGGCAAGACGACGATCTTCACCGCGGTGACAGAGGTGGTGGTCGGGCAGGGCTGGGAGGTTTGGATCATCGTCCACCGACGGGAGCTGCTGCGCCAGGCCAGTGAGCGCCTGCTGGCGATGGGCATCTCGCATGGTCTGGTCGCCCCCGGCGAGCCACTGACCAACGACCCGGTGCAGGTCGCCAGCGTCGACACGCTGCTGGCCCGGATGGACAGCCTGCGCCACCGCCTCACCAAGGTGCGGCTGGCCATCATCGATGAAGCGCATCACGTCGTTGCGTCGAAGTGGCAGCGCGTGCTGGAGGCGATGATCAACGCCCTGCGCCTGGGCGTCACGGCCACGCCCTTCCGCTACGACGGCAAGGGTCTGGGCGAGCATTTCCGGCAGGCGATCGAGGGGCCGAGCGTCGCCGAACTGATCCGCGACGGCTATCTCGCCAAGCCCGCCATCTTCGCGCCGCCGGCGAACCTCGACCTGTCGAAGGTGAAGAAGCGGGGAGGGGACTATGTCGCGGCGGATCTCGCCAAGGCGGTCGACACCGACGAGCTGACCCTGCCGGCGGTCCGGCACTATGCCCGCATCTGTGGCGGCGTGCCGGCGGTGGTGTTCTGCGCCGGGGTGGAGCATGCCCGTCACGTCGCCCAGCAATTCCAAGCCGGCGGCTGGGCGGCGGCTTCCATCGACGGCGAAATGACCACAGCCGAACGAGACCGGGCGATCCGGTCTCTCGCCACCGGCCGCCTGTCGGTGCTGACCAGCTGCGACATCATCAGCGAAGGCACCGACCTGCCGATCGTCGGGGCGGCCATCCTGCTGCGCCCGACGGAATCGACCGGGCTCTACCTGCAGCAGGTCGGTCGCGTGCTGCGCACCTATCCGGGCAAGAGCGAGGCCATCATCATCGATCAGGTCGGCAACGTCGCCAAGCACGGCATGCCGGACGAGCGGCGGCTGTGGTCGCTGGACGGCGGGCTGAAGGGCCTGGAGCGCGCCGTGACGGCGACGCGCCGCTGCCGCTATTGCCACTTCGTCTGCGCCAAGGGGCCGGCCGCCTGCCCGTACTGCAACAAGGCCTATCCCAAGCCGCCGGTGGCCGCGGTGCCGGAGGTGGCGCTCGCCACCATGCCGGGGATCGCGGGGCTCTCTGCTGACCGGATCGCGCGGATGAAGCTCTGCGACATCCTGCCGTTGGCCGAGACCGAGCAGGACCTGCGGCAGGTCGCCGCCATCAAGGGCTACAAGCGCGGCTGGGTTCAGCGTGTTCTCGAGGAGCGCGCCGCCACCACGGCCCGCGGCTACATGATGCGGAGGTACGCATGACCTCCACCGCTTGGCCCTTCGGCGCCCTGACCCCGTTGCGCTATGGCGTGATCCTGGCCGATCCCGCGTGGACGTTCGCCTACAGACCCACGCTCCACATCCATCTAACGATGCCAAAAAGCTCGTCGGCGGTAGCGTCTCGCTTGAGGTTGTTGCACCTCCAGCAGATCAGGGCGACGTTCCCAACGACATATCCGTCAATAGGACGGATGCGGTCGATGCTCGGCGAACGGTCATTTGGACCGACATGGTCGCGCTTCCAGCCAACGTCGAATGGCCGATTGCAGCATGGGCAATCGGGCTGTTGGCGGAGCCATTCAAGTAAATACGCCGTCGTCAGCGTATCGGCATCAAAGGGAATCCCGGCATTTCTGGAGCGCTCTCTCATGCCTTGCCGCATCATCTTGGCGCGCTCCTGGAATGGCGCTCTCTCCATCGCTTCGCGGCGCTTGATCGCATGCTTTTCGGAGTTGCGTGTCGCGTGCAACTCTCGCCGCCTCATCAGTATTCGTTCTCTATTCTTTACCTTCCATGCGGACAGATTTTTACGTGAACAATTCCGACAAGTACCGGTTATGCCGCCGCGGCACTGCTTGCTTAGCGTAAAGAATTCCGCAGTCGCAGTAAATTCTACGCCGCACTTCTTGCAATTCTTTATGTCCATGAAGGGAATCTACCGCCCGTTAATCTTTGAGCGAAACAAATTCTGGGGCAACGAGACCACGAAATTCGAGGCCGCAGCATGACCATCAACACTGCCCCCGGTCTCCTGAAGGCCGCCGGCGTCGCCCGTAGCCGCGCCAAGCTACTCCGCTCCACCACCAAGGGGGGCAGCGCGGCAGCCATCGCTCTGGACGATGTCGCCGCTGAATACGAGCGCATGGCCCGCCGCGCCCAGACCCGCGCCTCCCAACCCGAGCCCCTCACCAGCCCGGCAGCCGCGCCGGCCCAAGCGGCGGAGTAGCACCCATGTCGACCGACCACCTTCCAGATCCGCTGGTGCCTGCCGAGGTCGATATCTCGAAGCTCGACGGCTTCATGCTCGACACCCGCCGCGTCCTCTCCTCCGAACTGCTGGCGCTGTCCAGCGGCGACGAGTTCAAGGCAGCCGTCATCCTCTGGTGCCGGGCTTGGCAGCAGCGCCCCGCCGCCAGCCTGCCGAACAACCCGGCTATCCTGGCGAGCTTCGCAGGCGTCTCCGCCCAGCGCTGGAACAAGATCAAGGACATGGCGCTTCGGGGCTTCATCCTGTGCAGCGACGGACGGCTCTACCACCGGGTTCTGGCCGAGGACGCCATGCGGGCGTGGGACAGCCTTCTGAAACGTCACGACCGCACGAAGAAGGCCACGGAGGCTCGCAAAAAGGGACGTGACGATGATCGTAACGATGGGCGTCAGCCCCCCTCCAACGATGCACGTAACGATGAACGTCACGTTCAACGTGACGACGACCGTAACGACCAACGTAACGAGGTCCCAACAGTTGCGCGCGACAGGACAGGACAGGACAGGACGGGACAGGAGTTAAGATCTAAGAACGAAGAATCCTCGGCTGGCGGCAGGCCTCACGCGGGTGCGCACGAAGCCGGCCGGCCGGCCGATGATCTGGACGATGGGATTGCCGCCGTCCGCCAGGGCGTCGCCGCTGCGTTTGAGAACTGGTTCGACCTGCCAGGCCGCCCGATCAGCCCAGCCGATGGCGAACTGTTCGCCGACTGGATCGCCGCCGGTGCCGAGCGGGGCCTGTCGCCCGCCGACACCGCCGCCGCCGTACTCGAGGAGGTTCAGCGCCAGTTCCGCCAACTGGCCAGCAAGGACGCGGGTCCGCCCCGCAGCCTGCGCGCTGTGCTGGACCGGGACGTCCGCACCGCCATCGCCAACGCCCGGCCGGGCAGCAAGCCCAAGCCGCTGCCGGAGGTGCCGGAGCCCTACGCCAGCGCGTTCGATGCCGTGGCCTATGCGCGCTGGATCGCCCCTTGCCAGATCAGCATCGCCGACGGCACCGCCACCGTCCTGGCCCCAAGCGCTTACCACCGCGATTGGCTCGCCCAACAGCTCGCCGACCGGCTGAAGACCGCGCTGCAGGTCGAAGAACTCACGATCATCGTCGCCAAGGGACAGGGGAGGAACGCAGCGTGACCACCGGAACCCTGACCATGCCCGAAGACACCGCCGCCATGGCCCAGACCATCCGCCACCTGCAGGCTCAGAAGCTCGTGCTGGAGGCCGAGGTCGAGCGGCTGAAAGCCCAGCTGGCCGACAAGGAACCGAAGCGCCCGACCCGTGCCGGCCTGACCCCGAAGCAGCGCCTCCTGCTGGATTTCATCGTCCGGTACCAGCGCGAACGCCGCGGCGTATCGCCCAGCTTCGACGAGATGGCCCACGCCATCGGCCTTGCCAGCAAGTCGGGCGTGCACCGGCTGATCGAGGGGCTGGTCGAGCGCGGCGCCCTCATCCGGATGCCGAACCAAGCCCGTGCCCTGCAGGTTGTCGCCACCCCTACCCACGGAGACGTGAATGGCTGACCAGTTCTCGGATCGCGAGTGGTTCGCTGTGGTGGTGAAGCCCGGTCGGAACGAGGAGGTGCACAAGCGCTTCGAGGATCAGGGCTACCGGTCGTTCCGACCGCTGTGTCTCACCGAGCGGCGGAACCGTGAGAAGGGGCGCATGGAGACCGTGGTGCGTCCGTTGTTCGATCGGTACCAGTTCGTCGGCGTCCATTCCGAGCAGCCCTTCGGCCCGATCCAGAACACCATCGGCGTCGCGTTCATCGTGCGAGGGCAGGGGCAAATTCCGTTGCGGGTGTCGCCCTTGGTGCTGCGCCGGGTAGCGTTGCGCTTCAACGAGGATGGGGTGGTCGACCTTCGGCCTGCGAAGCCGGTTGCCGGCCCCGTGGTCGATTGGGAACTCGGCGACATGCTGGAGGTGATCGACGGCCCGTTCCGAGACTTCTCGGCGGTTCTGGTCGAATGGGCTGACAAGCGGCGCGAGATGGCGCGAGTGCTGGTGAACATCTTCGGCCGCACGACGCCGGTCGAGATGCGCACCGGTGGGCTGCGGCCGTCCTCGAGTAGCCGGAGCGCGGCGTGATGGTGGTGGCCTTAACCATTTCGAAAGGGTTAGCGGACATACAATGCCCGCACATGGTCCCCCGGTATCCGCCGGCTACGGGACTGCGGCAGCTATAGAAGCGCCGCCTTTAATCGCCCGCCCAGGCTCCCGCCTCGGCGGGTTTTTCTATGCCCGGAGCCTGCGCCATGGCCGATCCCACCACGCACGACCTCGCACAGTTGGCGCGTTCGCTCGCCCCGACTGCTGTCGGCGTTGCCGCCGGTATGGTTGCGCGCTGGTCTCGTGAAGCGCGCCACAGCGGATGGAAGGGATTGCTGCGTATGGTCGTCCTTGATCTGCCGACCATGGGAGCGCTGACCATCGCCGCTGGATCGGTTGCTCAGCAGCTCAACGCCGACACGCTGACGGCCACGGGTATCGGCACCTGCGCCGGCTATGCCGGGTCTGAGATCCTGAAGACGCTGCTGGCATGGCGTGCCGGCAAGCTGTCCGGTGGGGAGGGCTGATCATGGCGCCTGCGCTGCTCGCAGACGCTCTCTGGTGGACGGGCGCGACCATCGCCCTGCTGTGCTTCGCCACGCTGTTCTTGGGAGACCGATGATGACGACCGAATGCAAACCTCTGTCACAGGCCATCGCCGCCGCGGCCGAAACTGCCGAGGAAATCGCCATCGCCATAGGCTACGCCGATGCCTCCCGTTTTCTCCAGCCGCTGATGCAGGGCCTCCCCGACGGACATATCGCCGTTGGCGCCATGGACGGATGGACCATCGACGTGCCTATCAGAGCCTGACCACATGCGCGCCAGCGTCATCATCACCGGCAGCCTGGAGAAGGTCTTCGACGACTGGAGCGACCAGAACGCCCGCCGCCTGACCGACATCACCGAGCATGCCGCCTCCACCATGCGGGAGGAGATGAGGAGCGCGATGTCGGGCGCCGGTCTCGGCAACCTAGGCCGGGCGGTGGGCTACGCCGCGTATCCTGGCGGCGGCACCTACAGCTTCCACCCCGCTGCCGAGGTGTTCGTTCGGGGCAAGGCGCCGTCGGCAGCCAAGTGGGAGAGGATCATCGACGCCTTCAGCGAGGGCGCGACAATCCGATCGAAGCGGGGCTGGCTCGCCATCCCGACCAAGAACTGCCCGAAGGGCTCGCGCGGCCGCTACCTTTCCCCCGACGAGGTGGCCGAGCGGTTCGGCCCGCTCAGTTCGGTGGCCAAGGGGCGGGTGGTGCTGCTCTTCGCCGACGTCATCGCCGGCAAGTCGGGAGGGGTGCGCCGCGCCACTGCCGGACGCCGCGCCCAGGGCAGAGAGGCCAAGCTGGTCCTGATGTTCGTCCTGGTCCGCGAGACCACCATCCGCAAGCGCCTCGACCTCGACGCCATCGTGAACCGGTGGCAGACCCGCTTCCCGGCGATGATCGCCGAGGCTGTTCGGGAGCGCTGAGAGGGGCGCTGATGCGTTGCGCCCTCAGCCTCTCCGCCGGGCGACCTGATGTCCGAGGCGCGCCACGGGACTCTGGAGGGTCAGGGCGGCGCCAGCCACGGGGCGGGGGGCTGACCGGTCAGGGTCGAACGGGTCCTTCCTGGGGGTCGGGCATCACGGGTGGGACAAGTGCGGGTATCGGGGATATTCCGCCGAAAATTCCAACGCAACAGCCGTTGCGTTGGCCGCGGTTATGTGAACTTCACCACGCAACCCTTTGTCGCAACTGCGAAATATGCTTGCTCGGGTGGGGTTTCCCGGCCGGCTGGGGTCAACGCAACATGGCCGGACGCAACACCTTCATCAGCAAGGCCGAGTACGCCGCCCGCATCGGGGTGCACCGCTCCCAGATCAGCCGCTACGTCCAGGCCGGAATGCCCACCCATAACGGGTTGGTGGAGCCGGACGAGGCCGACCGGTGGCGCCAGACCAACCTCGACCCGACCAAGCCGAAGTCGAAGGTTCCGGCGCCAAGCGAACCGGAGCCTGCCGAGCCGAAGAAGCGGATAGGGGCATCATCGCCGCGATCAATGATCACAGCGCCTCCGGCTGAGGCCTCCACTGACCTCATCGCCGCCCGTGCCCGAGACGCCCATTACTCGGCCGAGCTGCGGCGGCGCAAGCTGCTGGAATTCGACCGCGAGCACATCAGCCGCGCCGAGGTGGAAGCTGCCTGGGATGCCGCCAACGGGATGTATCGGCAGGGGCTGGAGGGCATCGCCGGGCGCACCGCCTCGATCATCGCCGGCCTGACCGGCGGAGAGGCCGCGCGCATCGAGGAAATCATCCGTGACGAACACCGAGCCGTCCTCTCTGCCGTCGCCGACCTCTTCGACAAGGCCGCTGTCCTCGCCGAAGCTGGCGGCGCTCTTCCGCAGGGCGGCGAAGACGGTGCGCCCGCCGAAGAAGCGCCACACGGATGAATGGGCGGCGGAGAACGTCGTTCTTCCGCCGAAGTCGGCAGAGCCAGGAAAATACCGGCCGCAGCGCGTGCCCTACATGGTTCCGATCCAACGCGCCTTCGACGATCCCCGCTGGCGCATGATCGTGTTCGTCATGGGCTCGCAGATGACCAAAAGCACGGGCGTGCTCAACGTCATCGGCAAGCGGATGGACGACGCCCCGGTGCCGATCATCTACTTCGGCCCGAGCCGGAACTTCGTGGAGAACACGATCGAGCCGCGGCTGACGGAGATGCTGAAAAGCTCAACGTCGCTCTCGGCAAAGACCCAATGGGGGAAGAAGAACCGCAAGACGCTCAAGATCGTCTCCGGCGCCGAGATCCGGCTGGGCTGGGCGGGATCGGCGGCCGAGCTTGCCGGTCAGCCGGCGGGTCTCGTCATCGTCGACGAACGCGACCGCATGGACGGGGACATCAAGGGCGAAGGCGATCCGGTGGAACTGGCCCGCGCCCGCGGTGAGACCTATCCCGGCTTCTGCATCGGCGTCACCTCCACGCCGCTGATCGGCAACGTCGAGGCGGAGCGGCACCCGGACAGCGGGCTGTGGCACTGGAAGGTCGCCGATCCCGAGGACATCGACAGCGCCACCTGGAAGCTGTGGCAAGAGGGGACCCGGCACGAGTGGGCATGGCCCTGCCCGCACTGCGGCGAGTTCTTCATCCCGCGCTTCTCGGTCTTGCGGTTCGACAGCACCTCGCCGGCCACGGCATCGCGGACAGCGCATCTGGAATGCTTGGACTGCGGCATGAAGATCTTCGACCACTCCAAGGCGGAGATGAACGCCCGCGCCGTGTTCGTCGCTCCCGGCCAGCGGGTGGCGCCGGACGGAACCGTGAGCGGGCCGGATTTGACCGGCGATACCATCAGCTTCTGGGTCAGCGGTCTCGCTTCCCCGTTCGTATCCTTTGGCAGTCGTGCCGCCGACTATGTGCGGGCGGTGCGCTCCGGGGACACGGAGCGCCTGCAGACGGTGGTGAACACCCGCCTCGGGGAGCTCTTCCGCAACGCGTCCGGCGGACAGGCCCGCGCCTGGGAGCAGATAGCCGCCCTGGCGCAGGCCTACGAGACCGGAGAGGTGCCCTATGGCGTCCAGCGCATCGCGCTGACCGTCGACGTGCAGAAATACGGCCTCTATGTCGTCGCGCGGGGCTGGGGCGCCCGGTACGAAAGCTGGCTGCTGCGGGCGGCTTTCCTGCCGGGAGAGACCGAGCGCCCGGAGGTCTGGAACGACCTAGCGGAACTGATCGACGGCGGCATCGACGGCGAGCCGTTCAACATCGTTCTAATCGATTCCGGCTACCGGCCGGGCGACAAGTGGCGGCGCCCGACCAACGCCATCTACGACTTCTGCCGTCGCTATCCCGTCAGCAAAGTCCGGGCGATCAAGGGTCACGACCACCTGCCGACGCCGATCAAGACGGCGCAGGCGGCGGTCGACGCCAAGGGCAAGGCGGCGAAGTGGGCGGGCATCATGCTCCATCACCTCGACAGCGACTTCTTCAAGTCGTGGGTGATGGCGCGCATCGACTGGCCGGCGGGCGAGCCCGGCGGCTGGCATGTGCCGTCCGACGTCACCGAGGCCTACTGCCGGCAGGTCGTCGCCGAAACCCGGGTTGTGAAGCCCAGCGGCGCGGCGGTCTGGGTCCGGCAGAACAAGGACAACCACTACCTCGACGCCGAGATGATGCAGGCCGCGGCGGCGGAGCTGATGCAGGTCCATTCGCTCCGCCCTCCGCCGCCCGCGTCCGACGGCAAGACCGCATCGACCGGCTACAGCCTGCCGATGCCCAAGGCGACCTACGCCGACGATCCACACCTGTGAGGACACCCCATGGCCGACCTCGCCACGCTCCGGACTCGGCTCGCCGAGGCCGAGGACGCCCTGCATCGCCTGCACATGGGGGAGATGGAGGTGCGCGTCGCCACCGGCAGCAAGGCCGTCGAGTTCGGCCCGGCCGATGCCGGGAAGCTGGAGCGCTACATCGTCACGCTGCGCAGCGAGATCGACCGCCTCTCCGGCGCCCGTCGCGGCCCGATCTTGATGAGCTTCTGATGACCGGCTTCATGATCACCGACCGCTACGGCAATGAGGTGCCGCCGCCCCGCCGGGCTGCGGCCGATACCTCCTATGCCGGCGCCTCCATGACGGCGCGCGAGCTGGCGTCCTGGCAAGTGCTGCCGACGTCCGCCGATGCCGAGCTGCTGCCCGAACTCGGCACCCTGGTGGCGCGCTCCCGCGACCTGGCGCGCAACAACGGCATTGCCGCTGGCGGCATCCAGTCCATCCTTGACAACGTCGTCGGCACCGGCCTGCGCCTGTCCGCCACGCCCGACTACCGGGCGCTCGCCCGGGACAAGGCCTGGGCCGACGAGTGGAGCGAGGTGGTGGAGGCGAAGTGGCGCACCTGGGCGGAGACTACCAACTGCGACGCCGCCCGCACGCTCAATTTCGCCGGCCTGACCATGCAGGTGTTCCGCGGCGGTCTGCTGAACGGCGAGGGGCTGGCCCTGCCGCTGTGGCTGCCGAGCCGCGACCGGACCTATGCAACCTGCCTGCAGGTGGTGGAGGCCGACCGCCTCTCCAATCCGCTGGGCCAGCAGGACACCGCCACCCTGCGCGGCGGCATCGAGCTCGACCGCTACGGGGCGCCGCTCGCCTACCATGTCCGCAACAGCCACCCCGGCGACCTGCTGAGCTGGACGCCGGACCTCTACCAGTGGACGCGGGTTCCGGCCTTCACCTACTGGGGCCGGCGCCAGGCCATCCACATCCATGACCGCGAGCGAACGGGACAGAATCGCGGCAAGCCGCTGCTGAGCGCGGTGCTGCCGCAGTTCAAGATGCTGGACACCTACAGCGGCGCCGAGCTGAAGGCGGCGATCGTCAACGCGATGATCGCCGCCTTCGTGAAGAGCAGCATGCCGGCCGAAGCCATCGCCGGGCTTTTTGGTTCGCCCGAGAAATACCTCGATGCCCGATCCGGGCACACCGTGCGTCTTCAGGGCGGCGCCGTCCTGCCGCTGTTTCCCGGCGACGAGGTGCAGCCCTTCGCCCCGGCCCGGCCGGCGACCGCGTTCGATGCCTTCACCAAGTCGGTGCTGCGCCACATCGCCGCCGGCCTGAACATCCCCTACGAGCTGCTGCTGAAGGACTTCAGCCAGACCAACTACTCCAGCGCCCGGGCGGCTTTGCTGGAAGCGTGGCGGTTCTTCAACGGCCGCCGGCAGTGGCTGGCCACCTACTGGGCCTCCCCCGTCTACGAGCTCTGGCTGGAAGAGGCGGTGAACCTTGGTGAGGTCGAGGCGCCGGACTTCTACCAGAACCGCTACGCCTACAGCCGCTGCCGCTGGATCGGTGCCGGCAAGGGCTGGGTCGATCCGGTGAAGGAGGCCCAGGCGGCCGAGCTGCGCATGAAGATCGGCGTCTCCACCCTTGAAGACGAGTGCGCCGAGCAGGGCAAGGACTGGCGCGAAGTGGCCGAGCAGCGCGCCAGCGAGGCGAAGTTCCTTCGCCGGCATGGCCTGCCGCTGCCTTGGGAGCAGGCGGCGCAGATCGGACACAACGGCGGCCCGCCGCTGGACGAAGAGCAACCTGGAGACCAGCCATGATCCTGCTGCCGGAACCCGGGCCCGCGCTGCTGGCGCCGTCGTGGGTGCAGCGCTGCGCCTCGGTGGTCGGGCATGACACCCCACCACCGAAGGGCGCCATCTACATCGACGACGTCGGCAGCGTCGGCCGGCCCTATGACGTCGTGGACGGCGTGGCGCTGATCGGCGTCAACGGCATGATCGTGCCGTCCTTCTGGTACATCGGCTCCAGCTATGTGACCGGCTGCAATTGCCTGCGCCTGCAGCTCGCCATGGCCTTCGACGATCCGCAGGTCCGCGCCATCGCCCTGGTGGTGAACAGCGGCGGCGGGTTGGTCTCCGGTGTCGCCGATCTAGCCGACTGGATTGTCGAGGCCAGGGCGGCGGCCGGCAAGCTGGTCGTGTCGATCCTCGCTGAGTTCGCCTACTCGGCCGCCTATTGGCTGGCGAGCGCCGCCGACAGCATCAGCGTGCCGCGCACCGGCGGCGTCGGCTCCATCGGCGTGATCATGGTGCATTGGGATCTCAGCGCCGCCCTGGCCGAGGCCGGCATCAAGGCGACGGTGATCAAGGCCGGCGCCCGCAAGGCGGACGGCAACGCCTATGAGCCGCTGCCCAACGACGTGCAGGAGCGCTGGACCGCCGAGTGCGAGGACCTGCGCCGCCTCTTCGCCGGCTCCGTCGCCGTCAATCGCGCCGCTGCCGGCGCAACCCTCGACCTCGACGCCGTGCTGGCATCGGAGGCCCGCACCTGGGAGGGCCCGGCCGGCACGGCCGAGGCGGTCGCCCAGGGCTTCGCCGACATCGTCCTGGCGCCGGACAAGGCGCTCCAGGCGCTGATCGATCACCTCAACGCCCAAAGGAGCGTGTGACCCATGAAGTTCAATTTCGCCCATCTCGGCTTTGGCCGCACGGCGGCGGCGGTGCCGGCGGTTCCGGCCGCGACGCAGCCGCCGCAGGCCGCCGGAACCCAGCCCCCGGCCCAGGCTCCTACCCCGGCGGCGCAGGGCGCCGCTCCGGCTCAGGCTGCAACCAGCGCCGAAACCCCGGCACCCGCCGCCCCAGCCGCTTCGGTCGATGCCGTGGCCCAGGCCCGGCAGGACGAGCGCACCCGCTGTGCCTCCATCTTCGCCGCGCCTGAGGCGGAAGGTCGCGTTCAGCTCGCCGCCCAGTTGGCCTTCACCACCGACCTGAGCGCCGAGCAGGCCGTCGGCATCCTGAGGGCCTCGCCGGCTGCGACCGCGCCGGTCGCCGCTCCGGCCAACCCCTTCGCCGCCGCCATGGGCTCCGTCCCCAACCCGCAGGTCGGCGCCGATGCCGAAGCGGGCACCGGTGACGATGCCCAGGCGCTCGTCGCCCAGATCCTGAAGGCTGGCGCGTAACGCCCTGCCTTCTACCGCACAGCAGGAGACCGACCCCATGCCCGTCTACCAGCCCGGTGTGACCACCGAGACCTACAGCCCCGACCACCTGGTCGCCGGCGACTTCCCGCGCGCCACCCGCAGCGTGACGCTCGTCACCGGGCAGAACCTCCCCCGCGGCGCCGTGCTCGGCAAGATCACCGCATCCGGCAAGTACACGCTGAGCCTGTCGGCCACAAGCGACGGCAGCCAGACCCCGTCCGCCATCCTGGTGGATGCCTGCGATGCCAGCGCCGCCGACCAGACCGTCGGCATCTTTGAAACCGGAGAGTTCCTGGGCAGCGCGCTGACCCTGGGCACCGGGCACACGCTGGCGTCCATTCGCGACGCCCTGCGCGACGTCAGCATCTTCATCCGCTGACCGCTTCCATCCGCTGATTTCGCTGGCGCTCCGCCGCCACGCTCATAGGAACGAGCCCCATGAACATCTACGATACCGCCGTCCTCAACGGCGTGGTGCAGAGCCTGAAGCGTCCCAAAGCCTTCCTGCTCAACACCGTCTTCGGCACTGTGCAGACCGAGACGGCCGAGCAGATCGCTGTCGACATCGAGATCGGCAACCGCAAGGTCGCTCCCTTCGTCTCGCCGCTCGTGGCCGGCAAGGTCCAGTCGCAGGACGGCTACAGCACCCGCCTCTACAAGCCGGCCTACATCAAGCCCAAAGCGGTGGTCGATCCCAACCGCTCGTTCAAGCGCCAAGCGGGCGAGCAGCTCACCGGCACGCTAAACCCGATGCAGCGCCTGATGGCGACGGTGCGCTCGATCCTGGAGGACCATGTCAGCCAGATCACCCGCCGCCTGGAGATCATGGCCGCCGAAGCCCTGCGCCTCGGTCAGGTGACGGTGACCGGTGAGGGCTTCCCCACCCAGGTGGTCAGCTTCGGCCGCGCGTCGGCCCTGTCCATCGCCCTGACCGGCACCGACCGCTGGAGCGACGCCGGCAGCACGCCGGTCGACGACCTGGAGGAGTGGGCCGAACTGGTCCACAAGACTGAGGGTGCGGTCATCACCACCATCGTGATGGACCCCGACGCCTGGAAGGCGTTCCGCAAGAACGCCCAGGTCGAGAAGCTGCTGGAGATCCGCCGCGCCGCCGGGACGCCGGTGGAACTTGGCCCCTCCACCTATGTGGCGGGCGCCCAATAGAAGGGCTCGATCGGCTCCTTCGACATCTGGGTCTACAGCGAATACTACGACCATCCCGATACCGGCGTCGTGACGCCGCTGCTGCCGAGCGGCACCGTCCTGGGCTTCGGTCCCAACGTCGAAGGCGTGCAGGCCTTCGGCGCCATCCGCGACGAAGCCGCCGGCCTGCAGGCGATGGAGATCTTCTCCAAGAGCTGGGTGCAGGAAGACCCGAGCGCCCGCTTCGTCATGAGCCAGTCGGCGCCGCTGGTCTACCCGCGCCGCCCGAACGGCTCCTTCGCCGCCGCCGTGCTGTAAGGGGAACCGCGATGAAGATCCGCACGCTCAACAGCGTCAAGTTCCAGCGCACGCTTCACCCGCCGGGTACCGAGCTGGACGTGCCCAACGATGTCGCCAAGCCGCTGCTGGAGGCCAAGAGCGCCGAAAAGGTGCTGGTGGAGCCGAAGGCGTCCGCCCCAGCCCCTGCCAAGGACTGACGCTCCGGGGCGGCCTTCCGGCCGCCCTGACTTTGGAGGGCCCGACCATGGCCGATCCGTTCCAGCGCATGCACGACAGCACCTTCCGCCGGCTGGGCGTGGATGCGGTCTATACCCCGCCCAGCGGCGCCCCCGTCAGCTGCCGGGCCATCTTCGTCCAGCCGGACGTCGACTGGCGCGGCAACGAAGCGGGCGTCATCACCCCGTCGCGTATCGCCGAGGTTCGGGTGGCGGAGGTGGCGGAGATGAAGGAGAAGGGCCGGCTGGCCATCGGCGGGCAGAGCTTCACGGTCCAGAAGGCCAGCCGGCCGGACGCCGACCGGCTGCTCTGGCGGCTGGAGCTGCGCTGATGCCGATCTCGATCCGCGAGCAAACACTCACCGCCTTCGAGGTGATGCTCCGCATGGTGGTGGCGGAGAACGTTCCTGGCACCATCACCCTGCATCGCGCTCGCCGGCAGCCGGTGCCCGATGAGGAGCTGCCGGCGCTGGTGATGCACGTCGCTCCGGTCTCGTCAGACCAGGAGTCGGCGGCGGTGGTACGCAACATCGAGCGCATCACCGTCACGGCTCTGGCGAGTGCCGACACCGACGAAGACCTCGACCGGGCGCTCGTCGATCTCTGGGCGGCGCTCCAGCGCGCAGTCGAGGCCGATCCAACCCTCGGCGGTATCGCTGTGGACATCAACCTGACCGACGCCGACCAGGGAGCGGCTGACGGTGAGGGGATAGGTGGCCGCGGCGACGTCTTCGCCGCCTATGCCGTCGAGTATTGGACCAAGCCCGGCGACCCCTACGCCCTGGCGCCCTGACCCTTCTTTCATCCGGAGAGCATCCATGAACATCCCGGCCCATCGGGCGGCGGCGGTGGCGCCGACTCCCGCCCACAGCTTCGAGCTTCGCGACGGCGATCAGCTCATCAACCTGACCGAGGAGGAGCGCAAGGCAGCCGAAGCCGCCGCCTCTCCGGTGACCGTCACCAAGGGCCGCCGGCCCGCCAGCGAGGCGCCGACCGCGCCCGTGGCCGAGTAAGGAGTTTCCGCCATGGCCCTGCGCTCCCGCAATGCCGCCCTCCTGGCGAAGATCGAGACCACCGAAGGCGCGGACGCCTCCCCGGTTGCCGGCACCGACGCTGTGCTGGTCGAGAACCCGCAGATCAGCTTCAACCCGAACACCGTCCAGACCAACGAGGTGACCGGCAGCCTGGATGGCCGCGGTCCGATCACTGGCGGCATGACGGTGCAGCTGACTTTCGACGTCCTGCTGAAGGGCTCGGGCGTCGCCGGCACCGCCCCGGAATGGGGCAAGCTGCTGAAGGCCTGCGGCTGGGCGGAGACCGTCACCTCCACCGCCGTGCCAGTTGCGGCCGAGGCCGCCACCGCCGGTACCACCACCAGCCTGACGCTCGGCGCCGGCGCCAGTGGCACCGCCCAGGCCTACCGTGGCATGCCGCTGCTGCTGACCGGCAACCCGGCGGCCGGCGCCACCTCCTTCGTGGCGGACTACGCCGCTGGCAAGGTGGCGACGCTGGCCGACCAGTTCGGCGCGGCGCTGTCGACCGGCACCAGCTATCAGGTGCCGGTGAATGTGCTCTACAAGCCGGCCTCGGTCGCCATCCCGTCCCTGACCTTCTACCTCTACCAGGACGGGGTGCTCTACAAGGTGGCGGGCTGCCGCGGCAACGCGACGCTGCGCCTGACCAGCGGCAACGTGGGCCGGATCAGCTTCACCTTCACCGGCATGTTCGTGTCCAAGGCGGATGCGGCGGTTCCGGCCGGACTGGTCTACGACGCCACCCGACCGCCGGTGTGGAAGGGCGGCAAGGCGCTGGTGAACCGCGTGGTTTCGGCCATGGCGTCGCTATCGATCGAGTTCGGCAACCAGATGACGAACCCGGACAACCCGAACGCGGCCGAGGGTTTCGACCCCTCCATCATCACCGCCCGCAACATGACCGGCAGCTGCGACCCGCTGGAGACGCTGATCGCCACCCGCGACAGCATGGCGGCGCTGCGGGCCGGGACTCAGCAGATCATCCACGCCAGCTATGGGCAGGCGGCCGGCAACCGGGTCGGCCTGACCATCCCGGCGGCTTTCTATACCAACCTGCAGCCGGGCGACCGCAATGGCCTGCTGACCAACACGCACCAGTTCGCCTGCACAGGTCAGGACGCCGGCGCCTTCATCTGCCTCCATTGATCCCGAGCCCCCGGCCGGCACCGGGCAAGCCTGTCGGCTTCGGCCGACGGGGCGCTTTCGTGCGCCCGCGCGGGCGGAGATGTCGGCTCCGCCCGCACCCCAACCCCTCACCGACAGAGGAACACCCCCATGCTCCCCATTTCTGCCAAGGACGTGGTCCGCTTCACCCCGCGCGTTGAACTGCTGAATTGGCTGCGCGCCCGCCTCGACGAGGCCACCGACGTCGAGCAGCACGAGGCGCTGGAGCGTCAGATCGGGAAGGTGCAGGACGAGATCGACGCGGCACCGCAGCCGGTCTATCTGCTGGCCGTCGCCAGCCACCTGCAGCGCGCCGCCTTCCGCCGTGACCTGCTGACCACCGGCGCCACCTATGCCGGCGACGCCACCCTCTACGCCGCCCTGCGCGAGGATCTTGAAGCGGTCGCTCCGGTCAACCTGCCGGAGCTTCTGGCCATCGTTGACGAGGTGGAGGCTGCCGGCAAGCCGGCGGATGCCGCGCCTGAGGTCCGCGACCGCTGGCCCGGCATCACCCGCGTTGCCCGGGCCCTGGGCGGCCGCTTCGCCGCCCTGGAGGGCGACCAGGAGTTCTATCTGTCGGTCGCGCCCATCGTGGCCTGCCGGCACTTCCTGCTCGGCTGGGAGAACTTCGACGCGCCTTTCACACGCCGTGGCAATCTCACCACCGACGAGACGCTGGCCGCCCTGGAAGAGGGCGAGATGCAGGCGATCGGTTTCAAGGCGATGAACCTGATGCGCCCGAACAAGGCGCTGGAAAAAAACTCCGCATCGCCGTCGCGGTCAGCCTCCAGCCCGAGGCCTTCCCGGACGGCGACGAGCAAGCGCCTGACGGCTCCGCTTGGCTCCTCTACGGAGAGCGCTTCGAGCGGACCCCCCGCCTCGGCCTGACCGACGGCGATCTTGAGATGGTGCGCTACTGGCGCGCCTACCGCCCCCACCCAGGGCGCATCGGCGGCATGGCCGCCGGCATCATCCCCGCCGCCGGCCACCTGCCGGAAGCCGGCGGCTACGGCGACCAGGCCGCCATCATGCTCGACGCCTTCGAGATCATGAGCGCGGCCGAGGCGGAACTCCTCCAACAGGAACGGTGACAGCATGGCCGGACGGAACGTGACCGCCCGCTTCAGCGTGGAGGCGGATGTTGCGCAGGCGAAGCGCGACCTGGAGGGCATCACCCAGCAGGTCGACCAGCTCGGCAAGACGAAGGTCGACAATGTCCGGCAGGAGTTGGAGCAGCTGACCGCAAGCACGGGCAAGCTGGCGGGCGGCTATACAGCGCTGACCCAGGAGCAGCGGCAGGCCTACCAGCAGCGGGAGCAGGATGCCCAATCTGTCGAGCGCCTGCGCCGTAGCTACAAGACGCTGGAAGGGGCTCTGGAGGCGGTCGACGTGCAGGTCCAGCACGGCCACCGGTCGGCCGAGGAGGCTGTCCGCATCCAGGGACTACTGACCCAGGCCTATGGCAGGACCAACGCAGCCATCGCCCAGAACAGCCAAGCGTTCCAGGGCGGCGTCAACGCGACCCGTGCCGCCATCGTGGCGCAGGAGAGCGCCGCCCTCAGCACCCAGCGCCTGAACGGCGTCGTGCAGCAGGCGGGCTGGCAGGTCAGCGATTTCGCCAACCAGATGGCGAACGGAGGCAATGTCGCCACCGCGGCCGGCATGCAGCTCGGCCAACTGCTGGGTTCGCTTGGGCCGATGGGCGAACAACGTCACGCCCGCCTTCGTCATCCCGGCCGAGCTGCTGTTCATGGTCCACGGCGGCCGGATTAGCGACATCCCCGCCGTCTATGTGCGGGGGGCCGCCCTGACCAAGGGGCCGGACTATCCCACCGCTGCCGCCCTGCGCGCGGCGACCGTGCCGGCGAACAGCTTCATCACCTGTGCCGCCGAAGGGTTGTTCCGGGTGGAGTACCTGAACGAAGCCGAAAAGGGCGCCGTCACCTGCGACGTGAAGGGCGCGGTGGTGGGTGGTGTCTTCCTTCAGACCACGGCGCAGATCATCGGGCATGTGCTGCTGGATCGGGCGGCGGTGCCGACGGAGCGCATCGCCGATCTGTCGACCGCCCCGTGGCAGTTCCATCGGCCGGTCGGCTTCTATGCCGGCCCGGATGATAGCTCGACCTGTGCCGATGTGGTGGCGCGGCTGCTGCGCGGCTGCGTCGGCTGGGGCGGCTTCAGCCGGCGCGGCGTGTTCGCACTCGGCTCCTTCCGCCTGCCCAGCGGGCCGGTGATGGCAGCCTACGAGGAGGCCGACATCGTCACCGCCACCGCGCTGGAGCTGCCCAGCGAGGTGACGCCGCCGCCCTGGCGCTGGAGGGTGGGCTATGACCGGAATTGGACGCCGCAGGCCTCCGACATCGCAGGTGTGGTGACGGAGGCGCGCAAGAAATGGCTGAAAGAAGAGCGGCGGCTCGCGGAATACACCAACGACACCACCAGGGCCTTCTATCAGAAGCCCAGCGACCCCGCGCCGATCGATGGCTATTTCCGCGACCGGGAAGACGCCCGGCAACTGGCGGAGGAGCTGGAGGCGATGTGGCAGACCCCGCGCGGCTTCTACCGCCTGACGCTCGGCACGCAGGCCTTTGCCCGCGACCTGGGGGAGGTGGTGAGCATCGACTACGCCCGCTGGCGCCTAAAGGGCGGGGCCTTGGCCGTCATCGCCGCCCTGTCCGAAGACGCCGAAGACGCCCGATCCGAAATCACCGTGCTGGTGGCCTGACATGAACACCGTCTTCAAGATCGGCTACATCAACCACGCCGACACCGCCGTGCTGTCCGCAAGCGCACAGGTCGGCACCAAGCCGGTGACCCTGTTGACCGATCCGCACCCGGCCCGCCGCTGGTCAGCCGGGCTGACGACGTCGGCCTGGATCAACATGGCCTGGACAGAGCCGCGGACCATCGACTGTATCGCCCTGATGGGCAGCAGCCATTCCGCTGCCGGCCTGTGCCGGGTGACCGCGTCGGATGCCTCCGGCGGCACCGACCTGTACGACAGCGGCGATGTGCCGGCGCAGGTGGACCCACGCTTCGGCTATCTGATCCATGTCCTGCCGGCGCCTGTCACCACCCGGTCCTTGCGCCTCTCCCTGTCGGACCCGACGGTGCCGGAGCTGCGGGGCGGCCGGTTGTTCGCTGGACCCCTATGGACGCCGGAGCGCTCGCCATCCTTCGGCTATGACTTCGGCCGGGCACCCCTCAGCACCCAGACCGTTGGCCGTGCCGGGCAGACCTTCATCGACCGGCGCGGCAACCCGCGGGCAACCTCCTTCACGCTGGGGCTGGTGACGCTGGAGGAGGAGCGCACGCATCTACGCGAGATACAGCGGCTGTGCGCCACCAGCGACGACATGCTGGTGATCTTCGACGCCAGCGATCCCAACCCTGGCGACGTGTCGATCTGGGGCATCGCCAAAGATCTTCAGCGTCCCCGCCGCGATCTGCCCCGCTATCACTCCAACGCCTTCGCCATCACGGAGAGACTGTAATGCCCCGCATCAAGGATCGGGTGAAGCAGACCACCACCAGCACCGGCACCGGTGCCGTCGCCCTGTCGGGCACGGTGTCGGGGTTCCAGACCTTCGCGCAAGCCTTCACCACCGGCACGCAGGTGTATTACTGCATCGCCGACGGCACCAACTGGGAGACGGGCATCGGCACCTACACTGCCGGATCGCCTGGATCGCTGTCTCGCGACACCATTATGGACAGCTCCAGTGGCGGCGCTGCCGTGTCCTGGGGAGTTGGCACGAAGGATGTCTTCGTTACACTGCCGGCCACGGCGATTGGCGAGGATACCGCCACCTCCATTGCTGCCGCCTCTACCGTGGACATTGGCAGTGGCACCGCTAAAGCGATCAAGATCACGGCTGGAACCGGGCCGATTACGGCCTGGGGCACTGCGCCCGCGGGCGCGCACCGCGACATCACCTTCGCCACCGCCGTGGTGCTGGCCTACAACGCCAGCACCGCCATCCTGACAGGCGGCGGCAGCATCACCACCATGGTTGGCGATACCTGCCGCATGGAAAGCTTGGGCGGCGGCGCCTGGAAAATGCTGTCATATCAACGTGCCAACGGCATGCCATTGGGAGCAGTAACGTCACAATCTCTCAGTTCATCGGACAAATCGGCGAACGCGACGCTCGCTGACAACAACATGTCGGTCAGCAGCACCGGCGGCATTGCGTCTGGGCGAGCGGCAACCTCTATCACCACGCCAGCTTACTGGGAGGTTGTTGTAAATTCTATCGTTACAAACAGTATTCCTGGCATCGCGTCGGCTGCCGCTCCTGTCAGTGATTACCTGACGAATAGTGCCTATGGGTGGGGTTACCTGCCAAGCGGTTTAAAAGGCAATAGCGGGCAAGGTCAAAGCTTTGGCGCATCCTGGGCAAACGGCGACCGTCTTTGTTTCGCCTATCACCCGACTTCCCGCGGGTTCTGGATGGGAAAGGTGGTGGGCGGTGTCGCCGTTTGGGGAGGGGGCGGAGATCCCGTTGCCGGTACCAACCCGGCTTACACCATCCCGACCAGCACGGCCGTATTCCCATGTTACAGCGTTGTCGGTACCGGATCGTCGCTGACCTTTGCCTTTGGCTCCAGCCAGCAGGTTGCCACCCCGCCTTCCGGCTTCCTGGCATTCACCTGACGAGGCGACATCATGGACACGCTGAACACAGTTCCGGCATTCGACGCTGCTACGCACCGCATGACGGATGCCTTCATTGACGCTCCCGACCCGGAGCGGAACCGAATCGTTCGAACCTGGACCATCGCGCCAATCCCACTCGCTGAGATCAAGGCCACCCGCAAGGCTGCCGCCACTGCCAAGCGGTATGAGGTGGAGACCGGCGGAATCACGATGGCCGCCACGGTCATCCGCACGGACCGGGAAAGCCAAGGACTGATCAACGGCGCCTATGGCCTCGCTCGCGACATGCTGGCCGGCGGCGTTCCCGCAGCGCCCATCGACTTCAAGGGTGCCGATGGGTGGGCGGAAATCCCGCCGTCCGTCATGGTGGACATCGGCCGGGCGGTGGGCCTGCATGTGCAGGCTTGCTTCCGTGCCGAACGGCTGCTTCACGAGGCGATCGACGCGGCGAAGGATGCGGCGGCTGTGCTGGCCGTGGACATCCAGGCCGGCTGGCCCTGACCGCCGCGACAACACTCCAATCTCTGACCGACCGGGCGCCCATGCGGCGCCTTTTCCATGTCTGGAGGTCCGATGCTCTCCACCATTTTCTGGGTGGCGCTCGCCGCCCTGTTCCTGGCCTGCGCCTATCGCGAGCGAGGTCAGGGTCATTCCTGGCTTGGCACAATCGGGGCGCGGGTGCTCTTCTGGGCCGTGCCAGTCGGCGCCGCCGTCTACGCCATCCCCCCAAGCGCGCCGGAAGGGATCGGCATCTGGACGGCGGTGCTGGCAGGTGCCATGGCCTACCTCGGCCTGCTGCTCCCGCACGGCGCCGGCCAGAACCTCACCGAAACGCCTGCCGATTATCCGGCCAGCTGGACCGCTTGCCTTCCTCGGTCCGAGAAGCTGGGCTATCTGGCCGCCGTCGGCATCGCTCGCATGGTGTTGATCGCCTTGCCGCTGATCCCCAGCCACCCGTTTGCCCTGTGGCTGCCGCTGGCTGGCCTCGCCGTGCCGCTGGCGTACCTGATCGGAGCCAAGCTCCCCGCGCTTCCCTGGCGCCTCACTCGGCCGACCGAATGGGGCGAGTTCCTGACCGGGACCAGTGCCGGCGCCGCGCTCGCCCTCGTCCTGCTGGCGTGAGGCGCCCATGCCCGACGACTCCCCCGATCCGGCGCAGCAGCTCGCCGACGACCTGCTGACACGGCATAACGGCGACGCTCACGCCGCCCTCGCCGATCTGGCCCGCCTCTATCCCGTCGCCCGTCATGGCTGGTGCGCCGGCTTCGACCGCGCGCCGCCCTCGCAAGGATCCCGCTCATGATCACCAAGCCCGTGTGCCAAGCGGCCGTTGACCTCGTGAAGCACTTCGAGGGGCTGTATCGGACGGCCTACCTGTGCCCGGCCGGCTTGCCGACAATCGGGTATGGCCACACCGGTCCCGATGTGCGCCTCGGCATGAGGATCACCGAGGCGCAGGCCGAGCAGCTGCTGGCCGACGACCTGGCCGAGGCTGCTGCCATCGTCGACAAGTATGTCCGCGTCCCGCTGCCGGAGAACCCGCGCGGGGCGCTGTCCTCCTTCGTCTTCAACCTGGGCGGCGGGGCGTTCGCCTCGTCCACCCTGCTGCGGCTCCTGAACCTTGGTGACACCGCCGGGGCAGGGGAGCAGTTCGGTCGCTGGGTCAACGCAACGGTGAACGGCAAGCCGACGAAGCTGCCTGGACTGGTAGCGCGTCGAGCGGCCGAGGCGGCGCTATTCACCTCCGGCGCCTGGCAGCCGGTAGCCAACCCGTCGCCGCAGCCGCATGCGGGACTCGTTGCTCCGCCGGGTGCTGATGCCGATCGCATCCGCCGCATCCAGACCATCGTGGGGGTGAAGGCCGATGGTCGCTATGGACCGATCACGAAGGCTGCCGTGGTGGTGTGGCAGGCGCGGCACTTCTTGAAGGCTGACGGCGTCGTTGGGCCGGTGACAGCCAAGGCGATGGGGTTTGAGCGCTGGGGGTAACTCGCCCCGAGTCGCAGCCTGAAAAAGCTCGAAACGGGAGCCTCGACGCCAAAGTGTCCACAGAGAATGACGGTTATCCACATAACTCTTGTCGCGCTACAGCGTTTCACGGGCTAGGGGCCGTGAAACATCGGCGACGCTTTTGCGCGAGCGTCATCTGCGCTATAAGATGACCCATGACGAACCACGTAGGCGCGAAACCGCGCCCCTCGCTGCGCGCTGCACAGCGAACCGTCTTCTCCCACTTCGAATTTTGGCTGGCGATTCCGCTTGTCCAAAAAGCGCGGCGGCGGGGCTTCTGCCAGGATAGCCCCGCCGTCGTATCTCTGCTCGGCCTCTGCAAAAGGCCGGGCTTCCCATGATCATGCACTTGCAAGGAGCCCAACGATCATGAATGGCTACGAACTTACCACGGTTGACTTTCACGGCGCCACTCTGGTGGCGATCCGCGGCGAGACAGATGCGTCCACACTGGTGGCGATGAAGCCTGTTTCTGAGGGGATGTGTCTGGATTGGGCCTCCCAGTTCACCAAGATCAAGAACTACCCGGTGCTCGCCACCTGCGTTGTGCTTATCACAATGCAGATGCCTGGTGACGCCCAGGCGCGGGAATGGGTGTTCCTCCCGCTGAGCCGACTGAACTTCTGGCTGGCGACCGTCCATCCCAACCGCGTCACGGATCCCGACGTTCGCGCCAAGATCGTTGAATATCAGACGGAATGCGCTGAAGCGCTATATCAGCACTTCTTCGCGAAGGCTGCGAAGATGGAGCGCAGCCGCAAACAGAATGAGGCTCGCCAGATGCTGGTGGCTCAGACGCGGGCACTGAATGCGGCCGCTGGGCTGATGGCTGAGGTTCGCCGCTCGATGGGAGCGCGAACTGCCGCTGAGGCTGCACCAAACATTCTGCGTCAGGCTGGCGTTGCTCTGTCTGGACGAATCACCCCTGACCCCTTCCTTCAAGGCGACATCTTCGACTCGACCGACGATCCGAACGGTCGTCCGAACTGACCCATCAACGGCCGCCCTCCACCGGGCGGCCTTTCGTCTTTGACTTCAACCAGCCGCCCGGCTCCCCGCCGAGGCGGCTTTTCTCATGCCCGAAAGGAGGGCGCCATGCTCGGACTGCTACCAATTCTCCTCCCGCTGCTGGGCGACGCAATCACCAGCCTATTCGGCGGCAGCGACAAGCCGGCCGGGCAGGTGGCCGCCACCGTTGCCAATGCCACTGTGTCGGTTGCCTCACAGGTCATCGGGATCCCGGTGACGGACGAAGCGTCCGCTCGTCAGGCCGCCGACGCGCTCCAGGCCGATCCGGAGAAGCTGGCCGCCTTCCGGCAGGCTGTCGGCGAGCAGGTCCTGCGCGCTCTGTCCCTGGACAACGACGACCGGGCTTCGGCACGGTCGCAAACGGTGGAACTGGCGAAGACCGGCAGCAATATCGCCTGGGGAGCGCCGGCCGTGTCCCTGGTGGTGCTGGTCACCTTCGGAGTCGTGCTGTACCGCGTCCTGTCGGCGCCGGCGGGGCAGGCGGACCCGAACGCCTCGCTGATGCTGGGTGCGCTCACCACAATGGCGACGGCGGTGGTCAGCTACTGGGTCGGCAGCTCGGCCGGATCGGCGGTGAAGGACAAGCTGCTGCGGGGCAGGTAGGTATATAGAAAAAATCAGATGCGCAGCAGTCAGAGCCTGAGTAAAGCGCCGAAATTTAGTTAACCAAACACAAAAAATAGGGGCGCTGATAATGTCTTCCTCAGCGCCCAAAAACTTTTGCGATGATCTTACTTTGATGTAGGGGCTTTTCTATCCTCTACGTCATCGTGATCGTAAATGCTCAATTCAAGGTCTTCTTGGCACATCTTCTGCAGTTCCGCCGGCTGATGCTCTATTTGGCTCTGCGCGAGCCGGGCTTGGCTTGTCATCCATTCTGCGATTTGGGGCATCTGTAACATCCTCCAGCTTGTGGCCTGTTTCTGGCGCCGTCTCAGGCATTCTTCTCGACGAAATTTCGTCGAACTTTTTCTTATATGCGACAATGATATGGCTTTCGATTTCGATATGTACAGGAATATGGCGATCATTTCTCGGAAATGCCGCGCTCCTATCCCAATGGATTGCTCTACCAATGCTATCTTTTCTCTTCGACTTTTCGAAAAATTCAGGGAACCTTCGTGGGGCGGCGCCTGAATACGGCAAAAAGGCCACCTGATCAAGAGATTCAGATTCTGGGTCAACAGCCAGCGAGTCGGTGTACAGTTCACGGGCCAAGCTTTTTGGATATGGCTCAATATACATGACTTTTTTTATGCCAGACGCAATGATATGTCTGGCACACATATGGCAGGGGAAGGTTGTGCAATAAAGACTTGTCCCTCTTACTGCCAGACCAAAGCGTGCCGCATGAGTGATTGCAGCCATCTCGGCATGTATCATCCTGCCGAATTCAATGACATTTGTCACGCGAGACCCTTCAAATATACCAGAAGAGCCATTGTGTCTTATCTCGTCTATAATATTCTGCAATACATCTTTTTCTCCATCTCCCTGCAATAGGTCGGATTGCTTGAGCCTTCCAAGTATTTCTGCTAGCGTGCTATCTTTATATTTGGCGTTCGAATCTCTACCTAGTTGAAAATCTCTGTAGTCGTTTTCATCGCCGCCCCAATATATACCCCCGTGAGCCTTGGGGACATCGTTACAACCAGTCGCAATAATTGATCCATCTTCTCCTACAATCACCGCGCCAACCTGACGAGACAAATCGGCAGATCGCATCGACGCAGCTTTCGCATAGAACATCGAAAGCTCATCAACATTGGGTGATTCAAAAGGATCACGGAAAACAAGTCTAACAAAGCGTTCTATGCCATCCCGCAAGGTCTTGTTTGTTCTGGCGTTTACAAAGAAATCCGCGTCCGGAAATGTCCCTCTTACGTTCTGCCCCAATTTTGTACCATCTTCCAACTCATCAATGTTGATCAGGCGTTCGGCATCGCTTCTCTTCGCTTGGGGATCTGATTCAAAGTAACTTTCTGATATTTTAGCAGATAGTGCAGATACACGGTGTTCACGGGGTGTATTAATCGCCAGCAGGTAAAAATTTGCCCCGTATGTTTCACGAAAGAACCTTGCCTCTTCAGGGTTCTTCAGCGAATTGATAACATAGGCCTTCCGCCGAACTGGAATCGTACTGGAAAGTTCATCGCTGCTCCTATGTGCAAGCATTCTTTCATTACGGATCGCAAATATCGCTTGCTGAGCGAGCGCAGAACCAGTCTGAAATAGCTCTCTGATTTCAGTTCCAGCTTTTATGTATTCAGTGTAGCGAATATCTTCTTTGCGAATGTTCTTTAATTCTTCATATCCTGGGAAATCATGTATAAGTCTACTGACTTTGATCTGCGCAGCGTTGTAGTTCACTGTTGAAAGTTCATAATGCAGAGTGCGGAACACCTCATCGTGATCGGTTCCGATGGGGCCTACGAGGCCAATAAATATCTCTGGACCGCTTTGGGAGGACTTGTTTTCCGATTCGCCAGCGCTCGATGAACTAGTTTGATTACCTGATTTTACATTCTCATTTTTTGCCGAATGGGCTTGTGAAGAAGTTCTTTTGTCATCTTTCGCAGTCATTTCGTATGCCTCGGCCTGTTCAATTCATCACAATTATACCACCTCCGGAGGGTAGATCGTCGGTCAGGATGAGGGCTCAACCTTTAATCCCATCTTCACCCCGCATGCCCGCCCACCACTGCTTGCCGCGATCACGATGCTGGCCGCACCACCAGCGGACCTCGGTGGTGGAGGAGCCGAATCCGAAGCTCCCGAACAGCCCACAGACCTGACAGAGGTGGAAGGTCAGGTCCGGGCCTGGGGCGTCGTTGTGGTCAGGCATGTCCGTCTCTCAGGCTGGCGCGGGGCGACTCGGCGGGGTCAGAGCATCATGGCAGCGAGCGCAACCTCGCTGGTCGGCGCATACTGACGCGACTCGAAAAGCCTGCGCTCCTCCTCCTCCGGCTCCCTCACCATCATCGCATCCCGCTCGGGCGCGTGTGGGTTGCCGAAGAGCATCATTGCAGCGATGCCTCGTGCTCGGCCTGCATCTGTCGCCGCAATAGCCAAGCGGCTGCTCGCATGCTCGATCACAAAAAGCTGATGGCCGGGGATCAT